TCACTAGATGTAAAGGAATCGGTATTAGTTATACCACCACTATAGGATGGTTGAAAAGTTTCTTGAATATCTATTTCTTCTTCTGGAATCTGTCTATTAAAATTATTTAATGACAAACTATCCATTGGTGTTTTATCGACATCATAACGTTCTGTTCTGTTAGGATTTTCAATATCTGTGGGTTGTCCAAACAAACCAAGTTGATTATAACTACTCATGTCTTTTGGTTGACCCTTAAATCTATCTATACTACTACCAATAGCACTACCTACAAATGGAATACCTGTAAGTAAACCAGCTAGTCCACCCAATATCTGTCCACCTCTTCCTGGTTTAACATCTCCTGTTTCTTCTTCTTCAAATTCATATCTTTGTGTAACTGGATTAAATCGAACATCGTTTTGTCCACCAAAACCCATAAAGCCACCTGTTTTATTATAGGTATCTCTATAACCAAATTTATTATTTCCAGAAAATAACCTACCTAAAAAACCTTGTGGGTTACCTGCAGCTTTTTGTGCATACATCATTTTTGCTCTACCATCTGGACCATAAGCAACTTCAGGCATAGCTCCTCTTCTTGTTCTATTACTTACTGCTGATGTCTGACCTGTGTTTACATTACCTGTTAAAATATCTTTTAGATTAGCTTCTGCTCTTACCCCTCTTTCAGTATCACCTCTATTACTACCAGTAGATGGTGCATTAGCTGCGTTGTTGCTACTTCTATCTCTAGTATAATCGCCTTGTGAATCTAAAGACATAATACCTGAAGGACCTGTGTTAGCTCCTTTCTTTAATGAACCGTGTATATCGTTTTTAATTAATAAATTTTTTTCTGCTTTTGTAATATAAGCTAATTCTGTTTTAGGGGCCTTAGGATTAGATTGCCACTTAACAGGAACAGTTACGGTTTTTTGTTTACCTAAGTAATTTCTTGCAGGCTTTTCATTACCTTGCATTTCATAATTTATTTTTTTTTCTGTTGCCATTATCTTCTTCCTCCTGGATGTATATCTAATCTAAACGTACCAAGCTTCCAATCTTCCCCGGCCCCTGTATTAGATACTTTGATGGCTATAGATCTAGCTCGTAATCTAACATCTTTTCTTAATGTGTCTTCAGTAACATTTGAAAAATTTGTAGTGACTCCTGTGCTATTTGGATAATCTTTAGTTACAAAACTAATTTGAGCTGCACCTGTTTGACTTATAAAGTCAGGTATAAATCTACTTATTCTCATAATGTATTCACCATCCCCTCTAATATCTGGCATGCCCGCTGAGGCTTGTCCTGTTGAAGATCTTTTTTGAGTTATATCAAAATCACCAGAAGTAATAGTTGCTGCAATAGTAGTAGTCGCTGAACTAGTTACTTGATCTTTCCCCGTTTCCTGTTCAAAGTATATACTACTTCCATCAGTATTGCCAACAACATCGAAAGAAGCATTGTCTCCGGCACTATATTCAGTAGCATGGGGTTTATCAAAAACTGCAGAATCTTGCCAAGTAGTCCTAGCCAAAGTTCCTGTTGTCCATATAGGACGTTCAGTTGTAGAGTCTAGATAATTGTAAGTAACATTTCTATTTACTACATTTGAACCTGCCGTTGGGTAATACCATACAACTTCTCCAAATAAATTATTAGTCCCCGCATAAATTAAATCTCTAGGTGTGCTATTTAAATCATCATAAACAAAATCTTCTACCAAACAAGGCATAGATCTTAATTGACCATCATATACAAAAAACCCATTCTCTGACATCCAATAAGCAACACCATCAACTTCAGAAGATGCGTTCTTACCTATTAACCCACAGTTGTTTCCAACTTGTGAAAAAGCAAATGTAAAAGGTTGACCTACAAATTGCATTAAAAACAATCCTGTATCTGTCCAAACATAAATTGCATCCCTACCTTTAGAAGCTCCCATAATTTTAGAACCAGCTGCTAGTCTTTGAGTACCTGCTGTATTTTCTGCTCTTACAGTGTATTCATTAATATTTTCTTGGTTAGAGAATCTAATAAACATATCATCTTGTGAAGTCTTATCTCCAATTGTAGTCTCAGTTCCAAAAAATACTAAGTGTCTATCTGGAGTTGATACTAATACATGACGTGATGCTGTTGGTGCATTAGCAATGATAGTTGCCCTTGTTGAATTTGCATTTGTTGCTGCTGCATCCCATTCAAAACACTCACCGTTATATATAAGTGCAATTAGTTTTGTTCCAAAATTATCTAGTACCCATAAACCCGGGTCAAAAGGAAAGACATTAGTAGAAGCTTCGCCCCATCCTATAAACGAAGTTACATTTGTAATTACAGCGTTTTGAGAATGTGTAGTTGCAGTGGTCCCATTTACATTTCTTGCACCACCACTTAAAGTATTTGTCCCTGTGTTATTGGCTGTGTAAGATATATCTTCTGTACCTATTCTTATGGTCCCTGATGCCGGAAACGAGTTTGAACTAGCAAGAACAATGTTAGTTGTTGTTGTATCCGTTAAAGCTGTTGCAAGAGTATTGGTTGCGGGACCGGGGGAAGTTCCTCCATATAGACCTGTACCAAAACCAAAGCCAGCAACTTGTTGCGCTGGACCTACGGAATAATAAATTTGAATTGTTGTTGAAGTATTGTTTGCAGCTAAAGCTGTTCCCGTAACATTTGCAGGTAACGTAATTGTAAAAGTAGTTGAAGTTGGAACACTTGTAACCATAAATTTTACATCATTAAAAGTAGCTGCGGATAAACTAGATCCTCCTGGAATAGTAGTGTTAGAAAATAAAACGATGTCATCGTCTTTTAAACCATGGGCAGCAGAACAAGTTACAGTAACTGTAGTAGATCCGTTACTGACAAAAGTACAACTAGTTAATGTTGATCTGATTGGATGAATATCATAAAAAGCACCACCTGAAAAAACGTATAGAATTCTATTAGTACCTATTGCTGAGTATTTAAGTCCAGCGTTATTGTCCCAATTGTGTTGAGCTCTTGCTGCACCGGTAAGTTTATCTGCCCCTAATTGAAGGCAACCACCTATTTTTTCAGCACTTCCGTATCTAAAACGAACATTGTCACCATCAATCCATTGACCTTCAGCCCCTGTATCTGATACCTGTTTGTTGAATCCTGGTACAATACCTAATTTTTGTAACATATAGCCTCATTATAATACTATTTTATTCCTGATGGTAGACCTAACATAGCTCTCCCATCAAATTTATTTTTCTCAGCAAATGGGCCATTCACATGATTATAATGTAGAAATACTTGACCGCAAATGTTCCCGTCAAAAGGCTCTCGCCAATGTTCAAGTTCACAGCCACTATATACTAGCATATCCCCTACTTCAAGCAAGACTTTTGTGCCCTCTACAAAAATTGCCCACGGCTCACCACCCAAGTGTATAGTAGTAGATATCTCACAGCTTGGTCTGTCTTTGTGTTTCTTCAATTCATCACCATGTTTGTATAACCTTGCATAAGAGTAAGTAGGTATCAAATCTAACCCAGTTTCTTTTTGCATTACCGGCAATACTTTCATTAATAAGGTCTCCATTACATGATCTGAATAATGAGAATAGGTATTTGGTATCTGTGAGTCAGTCCAAGTACCTAACATACCATTGTCATAAGTTACATTGTTTTTATACATCCAATCAACTGCATCTCTTTTAAGTAAAAAATAATTAAATATAAAATTAGCTAACTCATAGTTAACAGCACCTTTGATTACTTGATATTTATTAAAAGCCATGTTGTATAAAATTAAAACTTACTGATATCCTTATATCATTTGATTGATTAGGTTCAACACTATGCCACAACCATGCTGGAAACATTATAATACGTCCTGGAATAGGGTCAATATTTGCATCTCTCCACAAATGTTTAGGAGGTTGACCTTCTTTTCTTATAGGCATTACTATTTGTGCTCCTGGTCTAGGGTCATAGATTTTTAATCTTCCTGATTGTGGATTAGATTTAACATAATATACACCTGAGAATAAAGAGTTTGGATGTATATGTGGCTGGTTCATTCCATCTTTAGGATTTATGTTAGCCCACATATTACCAAGAACGGGTTCTCTATCTAACCATTCTTCTTTAAACATATCTTTACACATGATCATTAACTCATCAACTAAAGGTTGATACTCTGGCTTTGATGCCATGTCGGTTGTAGAATGCCATCCTTTGTAATTTGTTTTTTGCAACCCTTGATCTTGATTAGACCAGTTGACAATGTCTTGTGCTAGTTTATCATTATCTAATTTTATATCTTTACCAAAAACACTTGTAGGAAAAAATTCTTCTCTAATCATCTAAATGATTTACCTCCAAACCAAACAACAAGAGATTGTCTCATACCTCTGGTAACTGGATTAACTCTATGATTTAAAAATGACGCAAATATAATTGCATGACCTTGTTTAAGTTCTGCATATCTTCCTGGTGCCATAAGTTCTAAATCTCCACCTTCAAACTCTGATGGATCATTTAATAAAAGAGTCATTGATATTTTTCTTACAGGAGGTTCATGTTCCATGTTTACATCACAATCCATATGCCAATCATAGAATCCTCCTTCAGGGTACTCTGTAAACTGTGCTTGTTCTGTAATTCTTATATCACCAAAACCAAAATGATTTTTATTTGCTTGTTGAATAAATTTATTTAAATCTTGGTACATATGTCCCATTTCTTGAAACGGAATCCAACTGATTTTAGTTATTCGTTTTTTTGTATCTGTTCCACCACCTGGTTTTCCAACACCTACTTGTGCTTGTTGTGGTTTCTGTGCTCTACCTGATGCAATAATTTGTCTACATTGATCAGGTGTAAATAAAGGTGTTGTTGTTTGAACAATCCAACTTTTCCATCTAGGTTCTGTTATTATTTTATTTTCGTACATTAGTTTCTTCCTCTATTTATTATTGGGTTATATTTAACATCACAATTTGCAGCAAGTGTTCTTCTAAACCCTGGTCCATTAAAAGGATATACACAGTGCCTCATATCATATGGAAATATATAAAAGTCTCTCTCTTTAATAGTGGGTGAATAATCACATATTGCAAATTGTCCGGAAGAACTCCCTAATATTTGTAACATACCATTTGTTGGATTATGTTCTGAAGAATATTCTACTCCAAAAGATTCTGGTAATTTTAAAATCATAACACTTGATAAACCTGTATACAAAGAACCTTGGTGAACATGTACTGGATTGTATTCATGTTCAAACATTTGATTAATCCAAATAGAGTTTAAAGATTTTTCATAACCTGTAATTTTATTAAAATCTAAATAGTGACCCATAGCTGTATCAATCCATTGTAATACATTATCTGTTACCATATTATGATGATGCATTTTTGAAGTATCTTTTCCTTTATAAAATAAACTGTGTTCTTTCTCGATCTTACCTACCAATTGTTTATTAGCCTTAGGTAGTGTTGGATATTTTGTTTCATAAATATTATTAATAGTATTAAATATATCAAGAGGAACTTGATACTTTAAAACCGTTTGCCCTAAAGGACATACATTAAATTTAAAATTATTCTGGTTTGGCTCCGAGGTCATTAGTCAATTTCTCTTTCTTGTTATAGATCATTTCTCCTGATTTTTTAACTCTTTCTATAGTTTGTAATTGTCCTAATACATTAAACACTTCTGGCTGACTAGAGCCTTGTGTTAATGTCTCTGCCTTATTTTTCATAATTAAATGATATGAATCTAGTTGATGAGTGTTGACATCCTTGTCATCAAATGAACCATCATTAAATTCTTTTTTAAGAGTTGACCATAATTTAATCTCTCTCATTCTATCACGAGCCACTAATTGCATGTTAGCAACTGAATATGTTTTTTCATCTATATCAATTTGAAGTAATTCTTTTTTTAAAGGATCTTCTTCTGTTAATAATTTTTCTTGTAATCTTTTTATTTTAACTTCATTACGTCTAGCATCAAATGAAAGTGTCATTAAATTTTCTAAAAATACATTTTGTTCTCTAACACATTGCCAATACTTTGAAGCTTTAGTTGGGTACTTAGCGTCTTGAAGAACAGACATTCTCATTTCTGTTTCAGTTCTGAACACTTGTTTTTTAGTCCAAGTATCTCTAAGCTCATTTGTTAGTTCTTTAAATTCTTGTACGTCATT